CTATACCGCCATTTTATCGCCACTCATCGCCAGCGGATTGAACTTAACAGCATCCTCTAAATGGTCAGGAGCGAAGTGTGCATATCGCATAGTCATCTTGATGTCGGTATGGCCGAGTACGCGCTGCAAGACCAGAATGTTACCACCATTCATCATAAAGTGACTTGCGAAGGTGTGGCGTAAAACATGGGTGAGTTGCCCTGCCGGTAATTCGATGCCTGTTCTTTCCAGCGCAGATCGGAACGCGCCATAACAATCACTAAACAACCGACCTCTTTTATCGTCAGGCAGAGATTCATAAAGCTCTTTACTGATTGGAACGGTGCGGTTTTTTCTGCCTTTCGTATTCGTGTAGGTAATTTTGTACTTCGCGAGTTGGGTTTTTCTCAGGTTTTCCGCCTCAGACCAACGAGCACCAGTGGCGAGGCAAATTCTGACCACCGTTTCTAAATCAGGGTGGTCATGTCTTTTGCACTCTCCGAGCAGTAACGAAATCTGGTCGTGAGTTAACCAAGCCATCTCCATTTCTTCTGTACGGAAGGGGCGCATATTTTTTAAAGGGTTCTCCCCCTTCCATTCACCCAAGCGGTTTAGCTCATTGAACACCGCTCGGAAGTAAGCAAGTTCAAGATTAAGTGTACGGGGAGAGACCTCTTTCACTCTATTTGAACGGGCATACTCACCTTTTAACCGCTTTTCTCTGTAACGGGAAAACATCTGTGCATCGAAATCGCAAGCGAGCGGTTCGCCCATACACTCAAAAGCATGGTGCATTGCTAATTGGCGTTTTTCTCCGTCTTTCAAGGTAATGCCATGAGCGCTATACCATGCGTTAACTAGCTCTTTTAACGTGCGCCTGTCTTCTTTTTCTTCCTGCCACGGATTTTGTATGGTGTATTGTTCAAAGGCCAGTGCTTCCCCTTTGGTGGCGAATTTCTTTCTAATGCGCTTGCCCTTTGCCCCGTTTGGGTAGAGCTCGCATATCCAACCGCCGCCAGAGTTTTTACGGACAGTCATCAATTAACCTCGCTGTAAATACCTACCACCCGGCCAACTGTTTTTATCTCATCAATCCCACACTCAAAAGGCACTTTCCCGCCAGCTACATGCAACTTTTTCCCTGGCAGTACCGTTAGCTCCCGGAGGCTGACTGCTCCCTCGACATCAACAACCCATAAACCATCAGCCAATGGGGCTTCTTTCTCAGTGATGTAACAGCTGTTTTCGCTTTTTATGCAGATTGCATTTTTGAGCTGTTTACCAAAAAGCTGATTATCAATACTCAAAACACCAGATTCACGAAGACTTCCTTCACTTAAAGTGAAGAATGGTAACTCCTGTGATGAGTTTTGTTCTTTGGATGAAAGGTTCTTGTCACCCTCACCGGTCATAAGCCATCTCAAGTCCGCACCGGTTTCTAAGGCGCAATGTACAGCGAAGTCATAAGACATATTGCCGCGCGTGTAGCGGTTCTGTAACGAGCTGGCAGCGATTTTGAAGTGATTAGCTAGTTGGATTTTCTGAGTAAACCCATAAACCTCACATATTCTATTTAGTAACGCTTCGTTATTAAAATTGGCATCTAGCATCAAAATTAGCATCCTAATGTTGCGTGATACTAAAATTAGCATTAGTATCACTATCAATGGTGGCAATCAGTGGCAAACGTTGGCAACCATATGGCAAATATTGGCAAATAGGGAATGATGCAACATGGCTTCCGAGATCGCAATCTTCAAAATTCCTGCCCCTATGGTGTCTCTGCAACAATTCGCAGAGCTTGAAGGGGTTTCTGAACGTACTGCTTATCGTTGGACAACAGGTGACAACCCTTGTGTACCAATCGAACCGCGCAAAATCCGCAAAGGGTGCAAGAAAGCTGGCGGCCCGGTACGAATTTATTACGCTCGCTGGAAAGAAGAGCAGTTGCGTAAGGCGTTAGGTCATTCACGGTTTCAACTTGTCATCGGTGCGTAATTCACTTTATGTGAATTTTAAGGATGCAGCATGTTAGATTTTCGCATTTCGTCACATGCACACTTTGATGATGCATGTAGAAAATTCGCGGCTACGCATAACGTGAAAGAACTGGCGGATAAAGCCGGTATCAAGCCGCATACGCTTTACAACAAACTCAATCCGGAACAGCCGCACCAGTTAACACCGCGCGAAATTTGGACACTGACAGATCTGACCGAAGACTCGACCCTCGTCGATGGTTTTCTGGCTCAGCTCCATTGTCTGCCGTGCGTGCCGGTCAACGAGCTGGCAAAAGAAAAACTGCAATCTTATGTCATGCGCGCCATGAGTGAACTCGGTGAGCTGGCAAGCGGGGCGGTATCAAATGACCGACTTACCCATGCGCGCAAACAAAACATGATTGCAAGCGTTAACGCTGGTATTCGCATGTTGTCATTGTCGGCAATGGCGTTGCAGGCGCGACTACAGGCTAACCCGGCAATGGCTAGCGTAGTCGACACTATGAGCGGCCTCGGTGCCTCGTTCGGGCTTTTGTGAGGTGTATATGTTGAATACTGAACCGTCATTCGCTTCTCTGCTCGTAAAGCAAAGCCCTGGCATGCACTACGGAAACGGCTGGATCGCAGGTAAGGACGGCAAGCGCTGGCATCCGAGCCGCTCACAGGCTCATTTACTGGCTGGCCTCTCTACTCAAAAGCAGGGGGATACATGGCTATCGAAGCTGTTTCCGCAACTGTTCCGCTAAAAGCGGGTGAACGTCTGGCCGGTCTTAATCATGTGGCCGAGTTGCGTGCGAGATATTGGGGCGATAGCTGGAAAGACATTGAGCGTTTTGTCGATGATATGCGCGATAAACGCGACCCACAATTCGAAGAAAATAATCGGGCGTTGGCCGCTATTTTTTTTCTGGCAAAAATATCCGCGGCTCGTCATGAGCTCGAATTAAGTGAGCTGACTACTGACGAGAAAAAAGCGCTTATTACGGCAATGAATCATTTTCGTGCAGTGGTGAGCTTATTTCCCAAACGGCTAACCATGCCGAATTAATCCAAACAGAAATTTAATGGCGTAAACCCGCCGGGCATTCTTTTGCCCAAATTCAGGAGAAAGAACAGTGCAGAAAGAATTACCAAAATTGTTTGTGGCCGAAACCGACCCGCTTATGGCGGTAATTAATATTGCCAAACGTGAGGAGCGTAAAGGTCGCGCGCTCGCAGTTTCAATCCGCCTTGAGGCACTGGCAACCCATATCACTAACAAAGGGTTAAACGGTATTGAAGCGGCTGAACTGCTGCGCCGTGAGGCCACCCGTTATGAAAACGAATCACAGGAGCTGCACTAATGGCCGACGCAATGGATTTAGCACAACAGCGTGAGCAGGAAGACCGCGAGCGCCACATCAGCAACGCGCGTAGCCGTATCGCTATACCTTCCCGTTTCCTGTGCGAACAATGTGACGCACCAATCCCCGAAGCTCGCCGTATTGCTATTCCGGGCGTGGCCTTTTGCGTGAGCTGCCAGCAAATCGCCGAGCTTAAACTAAAACACTATCGGGGGTTATAAATTGGCTGTTCAGTTCGCTTTTCCGTGGAATGCTCCTCGGTCGGCAATAGCCAGCCCTTATCTTACTTATGACCAACAGCATCGCCGCGATCGTATGTTCGCGGCTTTGCTGCATGCGAGAAAGGTGCTTTCTCTGCAACCTGAGTGCGTGCGTTTTGATGTATACCGCACCGCTGCGGTGCTGGAGCAAAATCAAGGCAGTCAACGAGCCAATGCCTTTTTAATCAGTTTCTGCAAAAAGGCATTGCCACGTCTTGAACTGGTCGCAAAAAAATACGAGTGCACATGTATCAATAGCAAGGTATCAGCCGCTGTCTTTGGTGGTCATTTCGATACTGAGCTTATGCAATATCTGGCATCACGCATGGTCAATATGGTCGCCAGATATAACCGACTTCCGGATATGGCGCGCGCCGATATTGACCTGCTGGCCGCTGATATCGCTAATTTCATTCGCGCTGAACTGGCTAACATTGATGATTCTGATTTTGGTGAGTTCAGAACACTTTATGCCTGGTATATGCACGCCGGGTTTATCTCTCAGCAATTTAATGTAACTCCTCCCAAATGGGAGCGAGTGATTAATAAAGTTTTCGATAAAAATGATATTGCGCCCGCAGTAATCCGCATGTTTACCGAAACATGGTGGCGTAACCGTCTGCGACGCATTGCGGCTGCATGGCGCGAACATCTGCACATTGCAGTCGGTAATGTCAGCAAAAAAAGACACGCATATGCGAGTAAAAACTGCGTGACTGACTGGCGCGAGCAGAAGCGCCGCACACGTGAATTTCTCAAGGGGCTGGATCTCGAAGACGAAGACGGTAACCGCATCAGCCTGATTGAAAAATACGACGGCTCGGTCGCTAACCCTGCGATACGTCGCTGCGAGCTGATGACCCGCATTCGTGGGTTTGAAAATATATGCAATGAGCTCGGTTATGTCGGTGAGTTTTATACCCTGACCGCGCCGTCAAAATATCACGCCACAACTAAAGCGGGATACCGTAACACCAAATGGAAAGGAGCCAGCCCGTCGGACACGCAGAGTTATCTCACCGGCCTTTGGGCGCGCATTCGTGCCAAGCTGCACCGGGAAGAAATCCGCATTTTCGGCATTCGTGTTGCTGAACCTCATCACGACGGGACGCCTCACTGGCACATGCTTATGTTTATGCTGCCGGAAGACGTTGAGCGCGTGCGCCTCATCATTCGCGATTATGCGTGGGAGGAAGACCACCACGAGTTGAGAAGCGACAAAGCCAAAAAGGCGCGCTTTCATGCCGAGGCCATTGACCCAGAAAAGGGCAGCGCTACCGGCTATGTGGCTAAATACATTTCAAAAAATATCGACGGCTATGCTCTGGATGGTGAAACCGATGACGAAAGCGGTGAGCTGCTGAAAGAGACCGCTCCAGCCGTTTCAGCATGGGCGGCACGCTGGCACATCCGTCAATTCCAGTTTATCGGCGGTGCGCCGGTGACGGTCTACCGTGAGTTGCGCCGCCTCGCTGATACCGAGACCGCACACGGCCTGAGCGTTGAGTTTGCGGCCGTCCATGATGCCGCTGACGCCGGTGACTGGGCTGGTTACGTTAATGCGCAGGGTGGCCCGTTTGTCCGTCGCGATGATTTGCAGGTGCGCACGTTGTATGAACCGCGCGCCGAGTTTAATCAGTATGGTGAAGAAACCGTCTGCATCCGTGGCGTGTACGACTCCGCTATCGGTGCTGGCACCCCAATTTTAACCCGGCTCACGCAGTGGAAAATTGTGCCGAAGCGTGCCGTTGATTTGGCCGTTGACGTTAAGGGCGCTCCTGCGCCCTCTCGGAGTTCTGTCAATAACTGTACGGGAAGCGAAAGCGATCCACCG